CGGGTGATCTGTTCAGGCCGCAGCCAGTTGGTGCGACCCTTTGGCTCCTCCTCCATGAAGAACTCAGGGAGTTGGTTGCGGTCCAACCATTGGTACTTGATCGTCACCAGCCTCAAGCACCCGCGAAGAGCCGCGAGGTAACGGTTCATCGTCGCCTTGCTACAGCCATCCTCGGTTGCCTTGAGTTCGATTGCAGCCACGATCCGCTCCTGCGTGATCTCGTGCAGGTGCGTCTTCTCACCCAGCTTCTGTAGCCACCACGCGAGCTGATACTCGTACTCGCTCTGGGTAGGCTTGCCCTCCTTGGCGGCGAGAAACTTCTTGATCGCCTCGGAGAACAGACGCCGGGGCTTGACGCCCAACTTCTTTTGCTCGAAGACCTCGTTCTTCTTTCGGTCGAGCACTGCCTGCGCGAGCTGCTTGTTCTCGGTCCCAGTGCTTTCGCGCTGAATCTTCCCGAACGCATCCGCGAAACTCATGTGCCACACCTTGGAGTCCCGGTCTTTCCTACGATAGAGAGCCATGTCAGTGTCCTTTCATGAACGATTACTGATCGACGGCGCTCTCGGCTTGCCCAGCCGCGCTGCGAGTCTGCCGCTCGCGGACCCACTCGTCAATGTCCTCGCGGTACGCCCTCCAGCGCCCGCCCTCGTCGTAGCGGAAGGCGGGAATCTTCTTCGACACCGCCCAGCGTCGAGCGGTTTCGTGGTCGATGCCGAGCATCGTGGCCACCTCGCCCAGTGAAATGATTGTCTTGCTTGTCATCTGTTACCCAGTCACAAATTTGAACCCCAGGTAGCCGATGCCGAACGTGGCACCGACCACCCACCAGAGCACGGCGCACAGCGCAAGGAGCGCGACCGCACTGGCCGCGACCTTGGCTGCACTCAGGATGTCGTCGATCACGCTGCCTGCTCTGCCTGTTGATCTTCGGCGAACACGTCCTTGGTGTCCTGATCGTTGGCCGCTGCCTCGACAGCGATGCCTTTGGTCAGCGCCTCGACCAGCTCGTCCTGATTGGCGACCTTGACGTTGATGATGCTGCGAGCGACGTGGCTCAGGGCTTGCGAGCGATGGGCTGCGCGGACCAGACGGATGGACTGGCCGTGGCCGACGATGTAGATGCGTTGCTGTTTCATGGTGCTGTCTTTCTTAAACAAAGTCTTTGAGGTTTGGGGCAACCCACCCTGCGGGCTTGCCGATCTTTCCGCCTTCGAGGATGACGGGCTTGCCATCCACCAGCTTGGCGTCGTTGCTGTCGAGGACCGCCTTGTCGGCTGCGTCCTTGTTGAAGTCCGCGAGGTAGGCGATGCCGTCCCCCGTGACTTGGATGTCGCATCGAGCATCGAGCGCTGCTTCCCGCTTGTCGGCAGGGATGCGAGCGATCAGGTCTTTGCGTTTGAGCTTGGAGGCGAGCCACTCGAGGTCATCACAGGTTCTGTTGATGAGCTTCTGGTAGCCCTCCTTCTCCACGTCGAGCGTGCGAAGGAACTCGCAATACTCTTCGATGTCGCAGCCGATCTGGACCGACAGATTGTCAACAGTCTGGCCCTTGCCGCAGGCGTGCAACCAGGCGGCGGTGCGTTGGAAGTTGGTCGTCATCAGTCTGTTCCTCCGGCGCGGATCGCGCCCAGCTCTGGGTCCAGCTCGTTGATGATGTCCAGCTCGCCATCGAAGTGAAAGCCAGAGGCGCGAAGGAATCTCTCCATCACCTCGAGCACCTCCGGCAGCGAACCCATGTCGGCGGAGACGACGACGGACTCGCGGCCAGTGAGGGCCGTGAGCGTCATCCTGTTGGGCGACACGTCTTGCATCACTGCACCTGCGTTCCGGCTGGAGCCTCTTCGGCGGCAGTCATCTCGGGCTGATCCTGCAACTGCGAGACGGCTTGCTGGCGGATCGAGATGAACAGATCGGCCACCTGATTGAAGGGCAGGGTGCCGAGTGCCTGGAGCACGGTCTCAACGCCTTGCGCTGTGACTTCGATGTTGACGATTTGGTTTGGGTTGGGTTGGATCATGGTGTTTCCTTGGTTCAGAACGGGATGTCGTCGTCCATGTCATCGAAGCCACCCGTTGCTGCGGGCTTGGCTGCGGGGGCGCGGCGCTCAGGTTCGCGGCGGGCTGCGGGACGCTCTGCACGCTCACCACTGCCTTGCGGTTTGCCACCGACCAGCTCGATCTCGCCGATGGTGCCGGTCAGCTTGAAGCCGCTGCCACCATCACGCTTCTCGAAGGTCTCGATGTGCGCGTCGTTGATGACGGCGTACACCTGTTGGCCTTTGACGAGGTACTGCTCGAGCGCCTCGGCACGCTTGCCCCACAGGGTTGCGTCGAGCCACTGAGTCGGCTTGTTGCCGTCAGCACCCTTGCGGCCATAGTTGTAGGCCAGGGCCAGATTGATAACAGAGTCGCGGTCTGTTTGGCGAAGCTCGGCGTCCTTGCCGATGCGGAAAACTCCAACGAGTTGGGTCATGTCAGTTCCTTAAAGTTCAATGATTTTTTCAGAGACCACCAGATGCGCGGTCTCCAGCGGGGACGGTTTCTTTGAACGTGGAGGTTCCACCTGCGCCACCACGTACATCCAAAATTCAGCGAGGCGCACATGCAGCCATCGCCAGTAGTCATCCGACCTCACGATGCGGCGAACGCTCATGCGCTCGGGCGTCCACACGATGAAGTCGCACCAGTCGCGGTCAGTGACTTCGAGAAGACCCTGCACCTGCGCCATGTAGTAGATCGGCATCTCGGGATAGAGCACGCCGGAGTAAGGGCACTTGATCTCGCCCATGCCTCTCGTGTCGATCAACAGATCAGGCGATCCGCCGAGCCAGTCGTATTCCCGGTGAGGCATGAAGCCGACCAACTCGATGTTGGTGTCCAAGCCCGCACAGGTTCGGTTGTACGCAGCCAGGGCGTTGGGTTCATTGGCTGTACCGTAGTCTGTTGCCTCGTTGCCCTCGAAGACCTCGAGGCCAAACTGCCGACGCCATGCCTGTTGACGGGAGCCGGGGCCGAGGCCCGCTGCCTGTCCGAACATCGACGCAGTCAGCTTGCCTTCACGCGCCTTGAACCACGCCTCTGTGCCTTGCAGCTCATTGCGCTGCATCGCCAGCTTCCTGTGCGGCAGACAACTGCTTCTTCAATGCAAGCGCCAGCTCTTTGGTCACGGCGCGGGTCTGGTCATCGAAGGCGTTGAATGTGTCGCGCAGTTGCTCGACGGTCTCGCAGTTGGCGATGGCGTCCTTGGCGGCTTTGATCTGTGCTTCGGTTAGCTTGGGAACGGGCGGGGCTTTCTCCTCCTTCTCGACCTCGGCAGGCACATCCTCACCGGCATAGATGTAGAGGCCGATGCCGTGCAACGCGATGGCCTTGGCCAAGCAGCGCTGCATCGCGGTGTTGAGCTGGAAGGAGTCGGGGTTGGTGATCGCCTTGTTGCGGTTGTCCATCACCGGCAACTGCGCGGTGCGGCACACGCCGAAGGCATTGACGGTGCAGAACACCATTGCGGTGCCGCCGACTCGGACGTAGGGGACTTCGACCAGAACGGGGTTCTCGGCAGGGCCAACGAGTTCTTGGCCGAAGCGGTAGTCCCACGTTGCGCTGGGGTCCGCCATCAGGAGCTGGTCAACGGCGTAGGCCCAGCTCAGGTAGCTCAGACCGTTCTTCTTTTCGATCTGTGCCCCCACGTCGATGGTGCGAAGGGTGGAGAAATTGACAAGGGCGTTTGCGCCCTCGCCGCCTGCGGCTTGTGTCATGTGGTGTCCTTGTACCGACTGCAAAATGGGTCGGGTCCACAAGATTATGTGTCAAGCTTGGCAGGGAGTAAAGGGGTCTTGTTAATAAACACAGAAAAAAACAGAGAAATAACAAGGCCAACAGGGAAATGCCGGATTGCCCCTTGGTGAAATTAGTGTGAGGAGCAACAAAAAGCCCCGGATAAACCGGGGCTTGGAGCGGAGAGGTGAGAAGTTACTTGCGGTTGCGGTAGCTGCGGTGCTCGACCATGACTCCAAGAACCTTGACAGAGTCGTTGTCGGATTTCACCACCGGCCAGTCATCATTCATGGGGGCCAGCTCGAACTCGGTCTCGGCTCGAGCGCGGTACTTGCGAAACGTCACAGCCCCTTGGACCTGGGCGACAACGAAGTCACCTGGCTCCGGCGTGAGGTCAGGGTCCACGACGATCCTGTCCCCCGGTCGGAACAGGGGTCTCATGCTGTCGCCGTCAATCTCGACCGCGAACGCCCTCGGTCCCGTGTTTGCATCGGTCATCAGTCCAGCCTTCTTCACGAACGCATCCTTGCCATTCAACAGGGCAGGCACGTCTCTGTTTGCAACGAGCGGAACCCGGCGAACCGTCAGCTCCACCCCCTCCATTTCGATCCTCACTGATGGGTCATGCTGGCCCCCCTCTCCAGACTGAAGCCACGAAGGGTTGACGCCCAAGACCTGAGCGATCTTGGTCGCGTACCGCGACGTGGATGCTGGGCTGTCTGTTGCACAGATGTAGCTGATCGTTTGCTGCTTCACGCCAACGAGGCGAGCGAGCTGCGCCTGCGTCAGGTTCTTCTCTGAAAGAACTTGGCGGATTCTCGCCCCAAGCTGGGCCATTGCGTACTTCTCCCATGTTTGCTTGACAACTACTCACAAGGCTACAGACGCCTTGTTACCCGGTCAAGCCCTGTCGATCGTGTAGAACCCCGGCAAAGACCTACTAAAACACAAGGGCTTTGTATTGACCGACCGCTGTGAATCAAGGACACTTGAGTCCGACGGATAGGTGATGGGTAGCTCCCCTCACTGAACGGACTCTGAACTTTCGTTCCTTTCATAAGAGTCCTTCCGTCCCCTTCGGG